GATGTTTTCTTTACGAAAGTTGGAATTAACATGCACTCGTCAGAAGTTGACATTATGTATAATACTCTCAATAAGTTTTCTCCATATATTATGGAGGGAGACTATGGGGGATATGATACAAGTATGCCAGTTGGCATAGGTATTATGGCAAACTCCGTTGTGTATAATTCCTTAAAGAAATTAGGTTATATGATCATGCATTACGAATAGTCCAAGGATTGTTGACAGACAATCTTTACCCTACTGTAGTAATGGATGGAACAGTGTTCACTCCACCTGGCTTTCAACCGTCTGGCAAATATGCAACTGCCGAAGACAACTCCCTTCGCGGGATCATTCTTCTGTACTATGCATTTGCTATCATGTGTACTCCGTTAGGTTGCGATAATGCTATGAATCAAACTCAAAAATTTAAAATACGTGATTTTACTAAACTTTTATTGCCTATAACATATGGAGATGATATGTTATGTGGTGTAAAGGAGGAATTGTCAAGTTATTTTAACAACATTACATATGCTAAATTCGTTGAAGAAATATATTACATGACTTTTACGACGTCAGATAAAAAAGAACATTCCTCTAGATTTATAGATATATCTCAAATTTCTTTTCTTAAGAGAAGTTTCAAATATCATCCTAAATTGAAGAGAATGGTTGCTCCCTTAGATAAAGATTCTTTGATGAAAAGTCTATGTTATTATTTACCTTCAAAAGAGGTAACACCTGAGGATCAATTAATTCAAACTTGTAATTCAATTATGAGAGAATTATTATTCCATTGCGACGATGAAGTCGAGTATGAAGACTATAGACAAAAATTTATGCGAACACTTGCCGAAAATACTAGATTCGGTGTTGAAGAACTCCTACCCTTGTTTCCAACTTGGATTGAATTAATCAATAAATATTCTAGTAACTAATTTTTATTAATTTTTATATTCAAAAATTAAGACTTGACTCCAAATTTACTGGATATCTTTTACTTTATCAAACCCTAAGAAAGATATTTTCAGGAAAAGTCATTATAAAAGGAGGTCTATTTAGACTTATTATGATACTATTAAAGCCTTATCGTGGCGACCCCACTTTGAAAGATAAATGTATTGGTTTGCGTCGGTAATCACCTAATTCAGTGATTACATTGATGTAATATGAATTGCAAAACAAAATTACAAATTAACGAAATGTGAGCACCCTTCGGCCTCATATTGCTGTAAACATCCAGCACTCCCCTCCCAGCAACGTTTACACGTTGCAGCAACTGCTGC